CTGAATGGTCAGCGTGATATCGGACAGCGCCTTCTGGATCTGCTCCATCGCGAAGGGCATCGCCATGAGCTCCTGAGTGTAGGGATCCTGCCGGAACCACCGATCCTTGAAATCGGTGTAGGATTCACCCAGCCGCTTGCCGAAATCCAGGAACCAGCATTGGCCCCAGAGGTCTTTCAGACCGTTCGGAGAAGGGGTACCCGTGAGATTGATCCACCGGCCTGTCTTGCGCGCAATGGTGGATAGTTTCTTCGATCTGGCGGTACCGTGTGTGAGACGAAACCCCTTCAGTTTGGTGGATTCGTCGGACACAACAGTCTTGAAGGGCCACTTCCCGTTCAGCTGATCGAGCAACCACGGGATGTTCTCGTAGTTGATCGTGTAGACGTCGGCCTTTTTGTGGAGCGCCCTGCGGCGGTCCTCCGGATCCCCGATGATCGGAGAGATCCGCATGCCGTCAAGGTGATCCCATTTATTTCGCTCAGGAGGCCACACGTCGCGCGCAACGCGCAGAGGGGCCAGTACCAGAGCCGGGAACATTGAGGAGCCTGCCATCATCAGGATATCGAAGGCAGTGAGCACTCCGCTGGTCTTCCCTGAGCCCATGTCGGCCCAGATGTTGCACCGCGGCGTGTCGAGGATGAAGTTGGTGATTACCTTTTGCCAAGGTCTTGGTGTGAATTTCATTTTTCGTACTTATTCCGGTGACCGATTCTGTCTAAGGAACAATGTCTACACATTCCGCCAATCTCACTATATTCATGCTTCGGGTCGATGACTTTCACCTTGCCTGCTTTCAGAAAAGCGTACGGCTTCGGGTGATGCGTCGGGTAAACGGTGAATGACTTCTCCAAATATTTCATCTATTCCTCCCACCATCCGGTTGGCTCTTTGATTCCGACAATGATAGCATTTTTCCGCGGGTAGTTCACGATGCCGTCCAGGATTTCATCAATCACTTTCTTGGACAGGTAGAGCGGCACCGCCTGCTGCTTGAGAGCTCTGACTTGCATATCGATCCACGCATCGATCAACTCGATGGTGTTCAGGACGTTGACGAACTGGCCCTGCGCCTCGAGATCTCGGCGCTGAACCGACTGCGTCGGTCGCAGCTTCTTCGTTGTTGATGCTTTCGTTTCGATGAAGAAGATGTAGCCGAACAGGAACACGATGCGGTCAGGCACTCCGTTGTTGCCCGGGCTTACCCACTTCTTGCAGCGCCCGCCGAAGGAATGCACGCGTTTGACCAGATGTTGTTCAATCTTGGATTCTCTCATCGCTTCCTCCCGTTGCCATTTCCCTTCGGCTTATTAATCGTGAAGGATGCGATCGGAGACGAACCAATATTGGGCATCGTCCCATCGCAGATTCCTCCACCGTTTTTGTCTGCAGCCTTCGCGCTGACATAGTGGGTGCCGCTTGACAACCGTGAGGTGTCCAGAGTGTATTGATACGTTCCGTCCAGCGACGGCTGAGTGATCTTTGAGCTCACAGCGACACCGTTCAGATAGAACTGGACCCATGCCACCCCGCAGCCCTCGTCGGTTGCCGTAGCGACCAGCAGGAGAAATAAAAGCAGGTTCTTCATTTGCTGGCCTGCTTGTCGATGTAGGACTGCGGCTGGGCGCCGCGGTACAGGTTTTCGATGAACGCTTTGATCTGTTCATCGCGCTGGTACAGTTCCTCGATTTGCTGTTGCTGCTTTTTCGCAAACTCGGCCAGGGCGACGGTGCGTTTGCTCAGTTCCTGCAGGTCTTCACCGATCCGCGGATCGACGGCAGTTGCTTCGACCGGCGCCTGTTCCTTCTGAGAATGTACTCCCATGAAGTACCCGCCCATTGTGCAGATTAGATAGAAGGCGAACACCAAAGCCACCTTCAGCAATCTGGCGCATTCACTATCGTTTCTCGTATCGCTCATTTTCGTACCCTTCCGCCTCGAGTGGAAGACCCGGGGCCCATTTTGGAACTGTCTGCATGATCTTATTGAATGCCGCGAAAGTCAAACCCAAAATCTTTGCGACCTCCGCGACAATCTCGTCGTGAACGTGAAGGACCACCCGAATAAGGTTATCATGCATTCGGAGTATCGCATCCCGCAGTAAATCACGAGCCACTGCTTGGACAATATTCTCACAGAATTTCCCTCCGTAGGTTTTCGTTCGGACCCATGCCTTGTTGCGCCACGACATGTAAGTGATCTCGCCGCTGGGCATGATCTTCGGCTTAGCGTAGCAAAGGAACCGGCCTGATGGCAACTTGATTCTCAGCCACGTCTTGTTCGCATCGAAGGTGAGCATTCCCACATGAATCTTCAGCGTGGGATCCTGCGCTTCAATGACTCTGACGGCAGCTTCCTGCAGCTGATACCAGAACGATTGAATGGCAGGGTTGGCGCGCCGGTAGCGCAGCTTCAACGTGTCGCAGGCGCAATAGGCCTCTTTGCTCAGGCCATATGTCAGGCCGCTGATCAGGGCATCGTCCCATGCCTCATACGATTTCTCTTCCGGAACCACCTGCCGGCCGATCTCCTCGAGGTCCAGCCCATATACCAAGGCCATGTTAATGAAGGCGCCCACGCCGCCCTGATAGCCCAACGCCAGTTCCATGACTTTCCCAATCTGGCGACGAGGATCCTTTTTCGTGACGCTGCCAGGCGGAAGATTGAAGGCCTCTTCGTAGATGCGGCAGTACATGTCTTCTTTGTTCTTGAATGCCCTCACCTTCCAATCTTCACCGGCCAGCCATGCATTCACCCTGCCCTCGATGGCGGAGTAGTCTGAGACGAACAGCGTGCAGCCTTCAGCCGCAACAATGAGGCCTCGGAGAACATTCATGCAGGCTACACCGATCGGAGCGAACAGCGGAACGGCAGACTGGAAGCCGTTGCGGATTAACTCAATCACACATCGGATGTCATGCAGTTTGAGAGTAGGGCGAGGAAGATTTTGTGGCTGGAATATCCTACCTGCCCAACGCGCGGTGCGTGCCGCTCCTGCAAACTGAAGCGTACCGCGCAGTCGACCGTCGAGGCCAACACATTCGAGTAGACGCTTGAACTTGCTGGTTGAGGTTTTCGCCGCGGCGAGACGGACTTTGAGGAGCTCTTTCGTTGCTTCGTCGATGCTCTCATCTTCTAAAGCCTCCTGAATGGTAGACGCACTGAGATCCCTGAGGACGCAGCCTTGCTTTTCGCAGAGAAAAAGCAGTAGTTTATCTCGCTGCGTAGCAGCAGTGACTGAACCACATGTACGAATCCAAACCTCGTCGTCAAGTCGATCTTTTTCTTTTTTGAGCGATTCGATTGCTCGTTCTGCAAGTTGGACATCGACTTTAAATCCTCTCTCGTTGATGATCTGATCGACGTGCCACATCCGGAGCTCTTCTCCGACGTAGTTCCAGTTGGGAGTGCGTTTGATGCACTCGCGCATAGCAGTGATGTCATTGATGGCGTATTCGATAAACAGCTGCCACTCCGGATCGTTCTTCAGGACAGCAGGGCCGCAGCAGAACTTCCGGATCAGCCGCTTGCCGTCTGCGATCTTCGCATCCTCCACTGGCACATCGAGAACCGTGCAGAGCGCTCCCAGAGCCCCGGGCAGGCCATGAGACAAAGCCATAGCCATGCTGCAGCGCCACTTGAAAATGTCCGTCTCGAGTTTGCAGAGTTTGCGGGTGACCATCCGATCGAAGAACGCGTTATGCGCCCAGATCTCGTCAGCCATCAGAATCGCGCTGAGCAAGGGCAGAGGCATCGTCGGACTGTCATGAACGAAGTCATGATAGTGAACTGGCCCATCGTCGATGGCCCACGTTGCCAGCAGAGGCTTCGCGCCGTCCAGATAGACATCAGTGCCGCGGCGAATCGCGACCTTGCTCCAGGTTTCGTAGTCCAGATATAAACGCAAGGGCTTCATTTATATTTCTCCAGATACTGGCCGGCCATTCGGAGCAAATGCAGGCTATCGTCGAATTTTCCAAGGCCCGTATTGCACTTCGTACATAAGAGCCCACGAACTTTTCCGGTTCGGTGACAGTGATCCACGTTCATTCTCTTTTCGAAAGGGCTGATTCCACAAATCGCGCATTTATTTCCTTGCCGATCTGCTAGTGTTTGGTATTCTTCCGGAGTCAAGCCATACTTTCTCATGTTGGTCCGAAAAGCAAGGAATTTCTGGCGCTCTGGGTTCTTTTCAGCCCAACTCTTCGCTCTAATTCTGTCTTTCAGTGTCGATGGCCGCATATAGCAGAATTCGTAATAAAAGCGTCGTAATTTTCAGCATATTGCAGAGCAGTTTCCATGCAGCGGTCTGGATCAATATCGCGGAACACCTTCAGTTTCTCCATGGTGGGAGTCATACCCTGCAGCACGATCATCGCCTCGCCGTCCTGTGAGAAAAAGATGTCAGGCATGAAGCCCGCATCCTTCACCTTCTGGATCCACGCGTTCATCATTGTTGCCTTCTTTCGTTTGAAAAAGCTGAACATAAAATTGGTGGCAGTGCCGGTTCGTCGATCCGGATCTCCTTTGCGCCAAGGGCTCTACGTCTTGAGCTACACTACCAGTTCCCCAAGCAGGATTCGAACCTGCGCACCCCGATTTTCTGTCGGGTAACATACCATTCGTTCATTGGGGAGCCAGATCAACAGGACATTTACCTGCTTTCATGGCATCGTTCTCTGCCCGAAATTTTTACAGCCAATTTACCCTCGGGCTTAACGGGGTGATCCCGGCGGCACTGGCCTCTGTCGCAGTCCTGACGGACATATTACCCTGCCAAATATGCAGTGCGTTGCTAGGAGATTGCAGCGGCGCCTGACAGCGTTTCAAGTGGGGATCGAACCCACCCCATCCTCGGTTGCCCGTGATCCCTGTCCTTCAGGTTTGTTGAAACAACTGCAGCATTTCTGCCTGGCGATTCCCATCATATTTTTAGTCCTGTGATCTATCGCTTAAAACCTGAAGGACCGCAGGAGCGCGACTCCTGCATACTCAAGACCCCGATCGGGAATAATTAGTCTCACTTGTTTAATTAAGGAGCTAGAAGTTCCCGATCGGGACCATCCTTTATGTGAACAGGTCCGAAGCACTGCCTCCGCCGACGGTATTGGTTTCACCGTCAACAGCTTCGAACTCATCCACTGAAGCCGTGCCGCCGCCGCTGAACGCTTCGCCCGGACGATAGAACTGCACGCCGAGAAGATTCGCGTTGATGCGCTTCCCGAAGCTGTTGTTCTGCGTCCAGAACGAGATCTGAGCCACGACGTAGCAGCCAGAGTACAGTTCGCCGGATTCCTCTGTGATAAGGTTCGGCTTGTCTTTGGTGCCGGGATTCGCCCGCAGATACAAGGGCTTCGTTTCGTTGGACGCGCTGATGTAGTAGTGCCCAGCGTATCCATCGTACGACTTGATGTCGCCATCATACAGGCAGATCTTGTTCTCTGCCCGCAGTTCCTTGATGACCTGCTCGACCTTGTCTTTCCACTCCAGAGTGGCAAGGCGCATCAGTTCGTCCTTGATGGCTACGACCACCGGATTGACCAGACCATCGGGACCGAGCTTCGGGATCAGAAACTTGGCGCTGTACTTCTTCTTTTTCCCGGGCTCGTTTTTATACGATCCAGGCGTGAAGAGGTTCTGCGTGAACGCCAACCGAACATTTTTCAACTTAAGCTTTTCTCCAGTCATTTTTTCTCCTATTCTACTTTGATGTTTTTCAACGTTACCTGCGCGAACCGGATGCAATCACTGCATGCGGGTTTTGTTAAGAGATCCTCGAGTGCTTTTCGAAGATCTCGTTTCTCACGAAGAAGTCTCTCACAGACCGCGTTGGGGTGTCTATAAAATTCGTCTTCGAGAATGTATTCCATCAGACTGTCGCCGCGGCCAGTGCCTTAGCTGTCCTCTTGGCCTTCTTCATGGCCTTGCGCTGGACCTTCGTCCCGCGGAACTTGTCGACGCGAATGAAGCAGATCGGTGCTTCGACGCCAGAGCGCAGGCGGGCAACCTTCACTGCGTACTTGTGGCCTGAGCGCATCTCGAAGAACGGTTGGCCCTTCGGCAGCGCGTTAGCGACTGCCACTGGCGAAACGATCGTGACCTTCTGCTCCGGCTTTGCCTTCCACGCGTGGCGATCTTCCTTCGGGGTCTTCTTAAACAAAGAGATCATACTTCTGCTCCTCTTCTATATTATCAAAATTTTCAACGTTCACGGTCGGTTGATACTCAGGACGTGGATCCTTGTCGGACACTGCTGTCGGCCTCGGATCCGCCTGCGTGATGAACTTCTCGAACACGGGCCACTTCGGCTTCGGGACGAGCTTCTCGACCTTCGTGAGAGGAATCATCTTCTCCACGTAGATCTGGGACTTTTTGAACTTCAGCGATTTCAGCAACTCGAGAATCTTATCGAGATCAGTGAACTTGCGTGCGCCCTTCTTGCCAAGGACCAGCTTCCAGCCCTTCAGCTTGACGCCTGCCCGCAGGCGCCCGTCGATGTACTCCCGCTTCGCCTTGCACCAATCTTCGATCAGTGTCAGCGTGCTGTCGGTCGGCACATCCAAATCGCTTTCAATCTTGCGTGTGATCACACTGACCTCTCCCTCATCTGCGGTGTTGAATTCTTCGAAAGCGGTATCCTGGACAAGCTTCTTAAGCGCAGGACACTTGTCAGCCTTCTTGGCTGGGCACCAGAGGCATGCCTCGTCCGACGGGTGGAGATAGTTCTCAACCGCCGCCGGCCGCTTCTCCTTGACCGCTTTGAGCAGAGACAGGGCAGTCGCTCCCTTCCTCTGGCACTCCGCTCCGTAAGCCATCAGGGCTTCGCGCGTAATCGTGAAGGTGGAGACGTGGTCACGCCGCGGCTGGAAGATGATCAGTTCGATCTCATCCATCTGCCCGTAAATCATTTCGACCAACTCGAGCGCTCCCAGCCCGTAGAGCATTTCCTGTTTGTTGTTATCGGCAAAGACGATGTTGCCTTGGCCGAACTTAAGGTCGATGACTTTGATTTTCTTCGCTGTGGGGTTCACCACGATGGCGTCAGAGGTTCCCTTGCCTCCGACCTCAGTCGTCCACTTGCCGACGCCTACGCGCTGTTCCACCATCAGGATCTGGCCTTCTGAGGCGTTGCGGACGAACTCGACGTATGCCTCGACGTTTTCCATCGCGTCGTCGAAGTCGTCTTCGTTGTCGTAGAACTTTCGGAGCTCGACTTTCGCCGCGGCCAGTGCAGCGGGCTCATTCAAGAGCCACGCTGAACCGACAGCATGCGCCGCCGTCCCCTCGTCTGCGTAGACACTACCAGTGTTCACCAGTTCGTGCTGAGCACAGAGCGCAGGACTGCCTTCGCAGTTGAACCACGTCTCTGCGTGTGACGGTGCGAGGACGGCGTGCCCGCTCATCCTAACAGATCCTTTGCAGCTGTCGCCTTAACGAACTCAGCTTGCTGGTCTGCGATGGCTTTCGCGAGGGCAGGATAATCCGCAGCAGCGACGTCAGCCAGCTGTGCGGCCTTGAACTGTGAGAGGGTTGCCTTCGCTTTATCCATGTCGATCTTGGCGACGGCCACGAGGGCTTTGCCGAGCTCTTCACGGGTCACGACGGGAATGGCTTCCTTCGGTACTTCAGCCACCGGTGTCGCTACGACCGGCTTCACTGGTACCACGTTTTCCGCGGGCGTAGGTGCCGCGGAAGGGACGAATCCAGGGGCCCCGTTGCCGAGCTTCGCATCGATCGATGTGAGCAGTGCGATCACCGGCTGCAGGGCGGTTTCGAGAACTTTCAACAACAACTTATCCATTGTAACGGCCTCCATTAATGATTCGGTTAGGGTCAATCAGACAGACGGATGATACCGAAGAACCAAACGTACTGTCAAGAACTACTTTGAACGCTTTCTTCTGAAGATGGCAGCGTTCGATTTCATCTTCGTGGCGAGCGATCGTCGACTTCAGATCTTCGATGGCCTTCTTCAGCGCAATGATTTCTCCGCTGGTATCTTTCCGCTGCCGTTGTACCAGTTCGTAGAAGTCTGAACCGGCCTTCTTGATGTCGACGATGCGCCGAGTCAGCGTGCTGATATCCGCTTCGAATTTCTTTTTCTCTTGGCAGGCTTTTGCGCTGACATCGATGCGCGTATCGTCGGCGGATTTCAAACGCTGCTCGAGCTCCTGCCGTTCCCGCGCAAAGATAACACCCTGGTTCAAATACTCGATCCCAAGTTTTTCTTTCTCGCGTCGAAGATCCCCGCACTTCTCGTTTATCTTCGATGCAACGTCCAGCGCATCGTCGCGTTGCTTCGTCCTCTCCCTGAGCTTCGTCTCGAGATCGTTGATTATTTTGTTGATCTCGTTCGACACCCCGTGATAAGCCTTTTCCACCTTGGGGTACATCTTTTCAAAGGCTTCCACCGGCATGTAGTATTTGAACGAATGGCTGGCCTGCTTCGCGAAGTGATTGCCGTAGTAGTACAGCTGCTGTTCTGCTTGCTTCGCGGCGTACTCCCACTTCTGCGCCAGTCGGAAGTTCTCAGTCGCCTTCCGTTCCATGTCGTTGAACTTTTTAGCCCAATAGAAGGCTTCATCCCGTAGGTCTGAGACAGTTTTCAGGAATCCGGCGCGGATTTCCGTTGTCAACCGTGCCTTGACAGCCTCGAAGCCTGCCTCATTGAAAAGCTGAAAATAGCTCTTCTCCGTTTCCTTGTCCTTCACTGCTCCCGCCATCTCCTGCAGGGCTGCTTTGTTCGCTGCCATCATGTTGTACTGCTGCGCTGTCGGTGGTGGGGTTGTCGGCCCCGGTCCCGCCTGCGCCCCGATCGATGACAGCAGTGCCGCGTGCTCCTTCGCCTGCTTCAGGTTCTGCTCCTCGATCTCCGCCTTCCGCTGTCGGTGTTTGATCCGGTCGTTTTCCGTCCAGTTCCACATTTCCCACGCCATTATTGGCCTCCTCTTCGTTGTTGAATTCGGTCATGTTGTTTGCGAGTAAGTCCAGCTGTTCGGCTAGCACGACGCATTTCCTCGGGCCGAACTTGCCCGCGTAGTAGTCGGTCAGAATTTGCAGCAATGATTTCAAATCAATCTCCGCCTGGCGCTGCGTGATCCAGTGGATAGCTTTGACGACGTCCGCGTCGGAGATCTTCTGCCCAAAGATGGCAGCGTAGGACATCCGCACACCGGACTCCCAGATGGTGTCCTTCTTTGCGGCTGCAGCCTCAAGGGCAACACGCCGCATGTGAAGCAGTGCTCTCTTCCATTCCTGCTCCGGGGTCAACTTACGGCGGCGTTGGAGCGCGAGATCGCCATACGGATCCTGCTCTTCTTCCTCTTTCGCCGCGGCTGCGATGACGATCGGTGACATTTCCTCTGCGAGGTATGCCTCGAGAGACTTCAGGAGCTCAGGTCGTTCCTCCCGCAGCTTGAAGAAGTCCAGTGCTGCGTGCGGATCCGGCGCGCCGTTCTTGACGCCAAAGGCATAGTTGGCTTTGCCGTTGACGGGATCGCGCGCGTAGAGCTTGTACCGCCCCTCGCCTGTCTTGCTCAGGTTCCAGATGCCGATCTCAGCGAGGAACTCGCCGGTCGGCTTGCCCTTGTTGGTTCGTGTTGTGCTCATCGAAGGTGCTCCTCTATCCAACGCCTGATGTCAGTCGCAATGTCACACAGCTGCTGGCTGTTGCATTCTGATGCGATCTCATCGAGGGCTGATGCGATGATGTTCAGTAAAAGTTTGTGGCTCATTTTGCCCCCGCTGGTGCATAGCATATATGACCCTCAGGAACGACGAAGGCGTGCAGCCGACCGCTCTGAGAGTTTTCAGATCCAGACACCGAGATATGACTGTCGATGGCAATGCAGCGACCTGAAGTATCTCTTAGATAGATGAAGCCATCCTCGATCTTGACGCTGTCCTTGGTAGGACGTTCTTCCTCCAAGCAACCGGCCAGCAGGACGGTCGCCGTCAACAGTGCAATGAATGATTTTCTCATCGTGTTCCTTTCCAAAAACGAAGATAGTTTTCCGCGGATCGTAATAGGCTAGGATCATCTTTAAAAAATCCCAGCCCTGAGTTGCATGTTGTGCAAAGAATTCCACGCTGAACTCCCGTTTGGTGATCGTGGTCCCCGCAAGGTCTTTTCATTTCACCTTTGCAAATGGCGCAGCAATTACCTTGAGATTCTAAGCGTGTCTGAAACATTTCTTCTGTGAATCCGGAAAGACCCTTTCGGTGTGAGATTCGGTTGGCTTTTCGATAGCCTTGCAGATCCCGGTTTCGCCATTCCTTGTTCTGCCTATGTTTCTTCTCTGCTATTCGCGGATAAAATTGGCGCGCCTTTGCATTTATTTTTGAACGGTTCTTTGCCGTATACTTGCGCTGCCTCTCCGCATTTGTCTTTACCATTAAAGTGATTCCCAGCCGATAACGTTACGCAGCGCCCGCCGATGCTGCTCAATTTGTTCTTTCAATTCTGCGATGAACGCTGGCAGCGGTTCTTTCTTCGTTCGGAAGAAGACCAGGCATCGCTTCATCAGGTCCAGTGCGTCGACCGAGCTCATCGGGTGCGGCGCGATTCGTGTCTTGCAGACTCGGCATTTAAGTTTTCTCATATACATGCTCCCGGGACGACCATAGCATAGCCGCCCCGGGGCGAGTCAAGGATTAAATGTCGTTCAGCAAGCGGTTGGCTTCCTCCTTCAAAGCCTTCAGCGACTGACGTCGGGTTTCAAGGGTCTGCTCCGTTTTCTGCATCTCGAGCTCCGCGTTCTTGACAGACCACTGGAGTACCGCCAGTCGGTCCTTGCGGGCCTGCGCCCGACGGTGCCACGCTTCGCACTCTGCCTTCATCGACTCATAAGACGAGTCAGGCGTGCGTGCCAGTGTCACGAAGCCTTGATGCTTGCCGGGATTGCCCCGGGCCAAGATCGCTCGAGCGACATGGATGCTGCTCTGAGCAATCGGGATCAGCATCATACTGAGCTCAGTCCGATGGGGACCAGTCATCGCGAAGAAGGGCAGTTCGAATGCGCGACAGTCGCACTCCGTTCTGACGCATGCGCCAGTGCCGAGTTTGACATCAGGGATTGCAGATTCGAAGTGCAGGAACGCTTGGTGTCCGCACTTGCAAAGATTATCGAGCATTTTTCACCTCCAGAAAGCGGACGATTTCGGACAGGGTCGGCTCGGTCAGTGGCAAGGGCTTGCGTGCAGCTTTCGGCTTGTCGTCGGCCGAGAAAAAAGTGAAGCCCAGGGCTCCGGCCTTGAGGATGAAACCGATGTACTTCCTCACGCCGTCCTGATTCGCGCGTCGACGCCTTACGAAGATGATCTCTTCGTCGGTGGTCAATTGATTTGCTTGATTCGAGTTGAACTCGAGAATGTCGAACCGATCGGTTCGCTTCGGCATGCTGACACTGAATCCTTTGATGGCACCGTACCTCTCGATGCCCGTCAGCGCGCCCTGTAATGTCCGCATGGCTGCTGTCGCCGTGCTTCCGTCCTGTGCCTCGATCTCTACCGTAAATGTCCTTCTCATTTCTTCCTCCAAGTTGTGTCGCCGGATCGGATCACTGCCCAAAAGTAGAGAGCGATCAAACCGACTCCGATTAATTCCAATGTCATTTCCATATTCAACCTCCAGCTATTCCCCGGAGCATCTCCGGTGTAATCACTTAGAACAGTACCAAACGTCCCTGATTGATGTCAACTTTTATTTTACCACCTCCCAATCGATTGTCTTGGTCAGGCCCAGAGCCCATCCCAGAGCGGCGCAGGCTCCGTCAAGACAGCCGGCGACGTAATCGACGTCCTGTTCTTTGACTGCGTGCAGTTCGTCCAGCTTTGCGCGGAGCGTAGCGAAGTCGAGGACGTCCCCTATTGGTGCTTTTGGAAGTGATGGGTGTGTCCCCGCCGCAAAGGCCAAACATTCGGTGCAATCCCCAGCCTCGACAGTTGTCGCTGTCAGGCCTTCGAGTCCTTCGAACAATCGAATCGCGCAGTCCCCGCAGAGGTCGTTGCGCTCGTCGACGAAGTATTTCGCTTTGTTCACTTGCTTCGGATTTTCAATCGGCATTTTGTGTCCTCTCTTTTTCGAAAATTTTTGGGAAGCCAGGTTTTCCCTGATTAAGCCAGTCGACGCAGTCAGGGCAACATGTCTCGTACGGTGTGCAGCAGTGGTCTACGCCGTTCGGCCGGTGGCACAGGTAGCAGAACAGGTAGACCGTGATGCAACTCACGATTGGGTGTCCTCCTGCAGTGCTTCGAATTTCATGTCGATGATGGACAGCTTGAGCTCTTCGATGGAGTCCATCAAGTCCTCATACTGGCGTTTGTTCAGGCGATGCGTGATCGGATATGCCGCTTGGTGTTGCATCTGGTTCAGCATGTCCTCGGCCTCTTTGATTGAGTTAAACATTGGATCCTTTCGTCAGTCGGTTAAAGATTGCCCGGGCCAATCTCTCCGACCCGTATTCGCTTGCTGCGCCCATCCGTTTGATGAAAGCGCCGCAGCTGTGATTCCAGTAGGAGAAGGTGCCATCCTCCTCCGCGCGCACGATGATGTGTTTGCCTGCCATCGGCAGCAGTTGGATGTCCTTCACAGCTGCCCCCACTGTTCGGCCATTGCGTCCGCGATGCCGTCGAAGGTGGTGGACCGCAGCTGCCATCGATCCGCAGAAGGTGGCAGGAAATGGACCCGCTGCCACGCCTTGCGCTCCGCGGCGTCCTTGGGTGGTGGTCCTACGATGTTCGTCGGCTGAAGCTGTGGCAGGCCCTTCAGCCACAGGCAGGTGGACTTCATTTCCTTATGCCCAAACTGCCACGGGTGGATGATCTGATCGTACAGGCCGATGTGTTCGCGCGAGTACTTGTGCGGCACAGGGTTTTCAATGGCAACCTTCACACTGGAGTGGAGGTTCTGGAATAGCTGGAAGAACTTGATCGCCTCCTCCAGTTTCGCCCAGCGATCAGCGCCGTACGCGATTGTCGGATCCGGATTATTCGGGATTGTGGTGAACCATCGCACACCAGAGTTAGTGTGGTAAGTGCAGGGCGGATGCGCGATGACAAGATCCCAGCCCTCAAACAGGACGTCCCGAACGTCGCCCTGATAGTGTTTGTATTTGTTCTCCGTCGACGTCGACGCCAGCATGTCGCAGCTGTACGCGTTGTGGCCCCGGCGGATGAAAGCATCGCGGACCTTCCCAGAGTATTCGCAAGCAACTAAAACTTTCACGTCTAATTTCTCCCTTCACATTTAACCGGCATCACGTCAGCGTCGACCTGTGATCCCGGGACGTTTTTGAAGTGGTACGTTTTGATGGCCCACATCTTGACGCCTTCCTTGTATACCGGCTCTTCGAACATTTGTACAGCATAATCGCACAGGGCGCAATCGCTCCGAAAGACCCCGCTGGAATCCCTGTCCCAAGGGCTATCCGCCCAAGGGCTGACGCCACTCACCATTTCATGTCCCGCGCGAGTCGCCTCCGCGAGAAATTTCCGTCGAGCCCTACCAAAGTCAGTCAGCATACACCTCTCCCTTTCAAAAAGTTAAGCGCCAGGTTTCACGCACTATACCGCGTAGCCCGCTATTAGCGCAGGCCCGCGATCGATTTCAACTCGGCCTTGATCCGGCGCGCGTCGTCGCCCTTCCACGTCTGAGCATTCGCGAGGAAGTAAAGCACGATGGACTTGGCGCTGTCCTGTCCGTAGTTATCGGACATATCGCGCAGGTCGCCCATCGCATCGAGGTACGGCACTGCGCCAAACCAAACGTTTTTCCACGTCTTGCGGATCTCACGAGCGATGGTAAAGAGCGCTCGCGGTTGCGGCTTGGGCAGTTCACTCAATTCAGGTGTCATGTAATCTTCTAACATAGTATCCCTCCAGTTTCGATCAAAGGCGTAGGGCCCAGTGACGGGCCCCGGCAGACTCTTTACGCCTGAGCGGATCCGAACACCGCATTTTCAGCTGCGACCTTTTGCAAGGGCTCCATTTTACGGACGATATCCGCAGCCCTGAACAGATAGACGGTGCCGTTTGATGTCGCCAGTACCGGACGCGTCCGCGCGGACGTCCTGAGGCCACTGATCGTAAAGACGCGTCCCTGTGCAGTGAACTCCCGCCCGAAGTACTCCGGTTTCAGCCCGTAGTACCGCGCGTTGTTGTCCCAGATCATTTTCGCGCCTGAGAACCCCTCCGCGTTTTCCTTCAATTCGAAACTGGCGGAAAGCTTCGCGCCAGTGTCCGAGAACTGGCACCGCGTGGGTGCCAATGTCAGCCCGCGCGCCTCCGCGAAAGCCTTGCACACCTGATCAAAGTCCGCGTGAATTTCCTTTGCCGTTTGCCTATCCATTTTCGTGTATTTCATTGTCCTGTCCTTTCGATTGTGATTTAAGAGTTACGGGCGTTGCGCTGAATCATTTTGATTTGCATCTCAAAATCAGATGCAATTCGAATGGTGTTGTTAAAACCTGCCTGCGTGAGTTTCCCCATTGCTTGCAGGTCGTCCGCGCGTCCGATGACCTGAGCGATTGCATGCTGCAGTCGTTTGATGCGCGCCTCATCGAAGCGAATTTTTGCTGGTGTTCTCATGACTTGCTATCCTCCAAAGCTATCAGCTGATCTAGTTCCGTCGACAGTGTGCAGTGTGCCGGATCACAACCTGCGTGTTCCTCCTGCAATCGTTTCAAAGCTTGCAACAATTCCCAGAGCTCAGTATTCCGCATTGTCCTATCCTTTCACCACAAAGTTAGAGTCTGATTTCCGCGCGCGGCCTTTTGCTTTCAGGCCAACAATGACGCGCTTTGGATCCAAAAATCTCAGGTCGCTTTCGTCGCCGTTCACTACCTGCAATCCCATGAATTTCTCAGCCAGAGGGCCCGCGAAAACGACCGCGGCATTGAGTCCGTTTTCGATGTACCGTGACGCGTGAAACTTGCTTGCAATCGTCTCGCTAAGCGAGAATGTCAGATGGTAGTTAATGCAGGTAAATGCTCCCATCCGATCAGTCAAAGGCGCCTTTGTATAATCGTAAAACTGGATTCCAGCAAAGCGCGTAAAGACGTTCGCAAAATTCCCGCACCTGATCGATTCCCATTTGATATCAGACGTTCCATTTAACCGAAACACTGGCTCTAGTTCCCTGTCCCAAGCGTACCGTATCGCCTTGCTGATTTCCTTTTCCAGCTGCAGCATGAAAGCTTTCTGATCTTCGAAGAAAAACTTCGTTCGAGCAATGCGGGCCCGCTGGATTACGTTGGACGTCTCGCCAGTTTTGAAGATTCCCCCGCGCCCTGCAGTGTTAAGGCAGAGCGCTGTGCAACCCTTGCTGCGATACTGGCAAACTTCATAACCGGAGAGATCAGCGGGCGCAAGGTGCAAAATGAAAGTCAGATAGCCTTTCGTCTCGCCTTTCATTGTTTTCGGGTTTCCCTTTGTCAGAAGTACCATGTTAATTCACCATCCTGCGAATGTCGGAAATTATCAGCTGCGCAGCTGCAGGCGAAATGTACACTTTTGCAAAAGCGCGCGACGTCCACCAGTTGCACTCACCATCGTAAAACTTGCCGTTTAATTCGATGACATAGCCATGTGACGAAAACCCTGTGTCGATGCGTCTTACTCTCATGTTAGAAAATCCTTTCGATCAGACCAACAAACAAGCCTAGATCTATGATCAGAAGTCCGATTGTCAGTGTCATTCTCATGCCCCATATATTGCAAGCGGAAGTCCAAAGCCGCCGGCCTTTAGAATCATAGGTTTAACTAGCAAGCCAAACTCGAGAACTGTAAGGATTTCCGACGGTACACCAGAGGAAAGGTGGCCAGGCGATTGATTCTAAAGGACTTATGGGGATTGTAAGGTTTTCCATACAGTTTACGCTTTCCGATGGCAGCAAAACGCTGCAAGGCGATCAGCGATCAGAGGCGCAGGCCGAAAGGCGATCAGTCACAAGCTTTTAGCTACAAGCGGGCGATATTAGCTTGTAGGGTAACTTGCAGTTGTCGCATACAGTTATAAGCCTATGTTTTCAAGGTTTTAATGACGTCAAGTACCAATGCAAGCAATGCGCCGTACACCCCGAAGGGGTACGGCATGCATTGATTGAATCCGCTTGTTGTGCTTACAGGTCGGCGGGAAAGCTTTTAGGAATAATCAATTCATTGGCGCATAGCTCACACGTTTCCCTCGCCTTACGCCTGCTAGGCCTCATAGCGCGCAGCTGTAAGCGCCTGCCACTTGCAGTTACCTCCGCTTGTAGCTGATCGCTTGTAGCTGATCGATGACTGATCGCTTGCCTATCAGCTTGTCGTTATGAGGCCAGGTTATTGATTCTAAAGGCTTTAAGCCGGCCGCGGGGCGCTCGGAGCGCTGCCCGGTGTGGCCCTTTCCCCCTCCCCTACCCCATCGGTATCGATACGTCCGCGTATAACTTTCAGATAATAAACGAGCTTGCAGTTGCGTGCTATTCCTGTTCAGGACTTCGGCCCGTTCGCGTATCGCGAACAGCGCACAGTTGTGAACGTCGAGTTATTTCGCGAATTTACTTGACGCCCAGGGCCGGATGTGCGATACACTCACACCATGAGCGAACAACCAAACGAACTCCTCGGTTTCATCCCTGAGGGCGCCGGGGAATTCGACGAGCCGGCCGAAACGACCGCAATTGCTCCTGGCGAAAAGAAGAAATACATCCGGAAAGAGAACTGGTCGATCGACAGGCTCACCGATGAGAAGAAACTGATCACATGGATCAACAGCACGCAGAGCGTTCCGCTCGACGCCGTTGACGCGCACATCGTCGCGAAGAGCTATCCGGCGATCATCTGGCTGTACCGGAAATGCGCGATCGAAGGCGACCTCAAACGCACCAAGGCGCTCGACATGTGGCTGAAGTGGGCGGGGCCCATCGTGAATCGCCCGCCGCTGCCGGCCGAAGCGAAGCCTTCCGTCGGATCCGCGGCCTTCGGTCTGCGCGAACCTGCGAAGGATGAGACGGACGAGGAGGATTATGGCGCCTAGATTCGTGAACATCTCGCTCGATCCCCAGGGGATCTACATCGGCGTCACGCGCAACGGTTCGCTCTTCGTGTGGTCGCCCAAGATCGAGCAATGGCTGTTATACTTGGAGGGCGAGGGAAAAAACGATGAGCCTAACAGTCACAATTAAGGAAGCGCGGATGGAGATCAGCTTCCCCGGCACGCTCAATGAGAGTATCGGGAACGCGGTGCAGGACGAGGTGGTGCGCCTGAAGGCGGTATTCAAAAACTTTGCGGGCTCCCTGATCGACCCCACTGGAGTTTCGTTCTACGTGATGCGGGAGAGCGATTCGGACTTCTCGTTCTATATGTATGGCACCGGCGAGATTCATCGCAGCGCGACAGGCATCTATTACCTCGACATCGACACCGCGGCGGAGAGCGGGAATTATTTGTGGCGCGTTCTCGCGACCAGTTACAGCGCAAAGCAGGGATCGTTTTACATTGAGCCTTCGGTTCCGTAGTACAATTCAGGAATGAGGAACGTTGCCCAGGGCGCAGTCTTTCGAATCATCGGAACATTCAAAGACGTAAATGGTTCGCTTGCCGATCCGACGACTGTAACGCTACGCGTTGCAAGCGAAGCCGATCCCACCATCGACGACACGTACACCTACGGCGCGACCGCAAGTATTGTCCGCTCCTCAATCGGGGTATACTATTTTGAGCAGGACACTTCCGACATGAGCGGGATCTACGACTGGCATATGGTCGGATCCGGCGCAGTAGTCGGAACGAAACAGGGACAAGTTTACGTTGTTCCAATGAATCCGGACGACGAGTCTTCAGATTGCTCGAGTTCGGTGTAGAATAGAAACCAGGGAGAAACGAAATGTGCAGGATCAGGTCCGGAGCATCAGTCGATTATTGGACAATCGACTCAACCAGCAAAGCTGGTAGAGTAACACTTTACGATACGGCCGGCCGCGCCATCGCGGACGAGTCCAAGGCCATCTATATGGCGTCCGGGTCTTTCACGCCCGTCGCAACGCCCACCGATTTGGTGACGATCTTTGGATCGGCATCGAAGATCGTACGCGTTCGCAGCATGCGAATCGGCACGACCAACACCGCCGCAGGATCGCAGATCTTTTTGCTGATCAAGCGCAGCGCAGTGGACACGGGCGGAACGCCGGTATCGGCAACGCTTGTCCCTGGGGATTCAGCCAACTCTGCAGCCACAGCGACAGTGCAGCACTACACTGCCAACGCCGCGGGATTGGGCACAGCGGTTGGGACGATCAACACGCTGAAGGTTGCATCACCAGTTCTGGTGCCTGCGACATTCGCCGGTATCGTTCAGCAAAGCGAAGTCGAAGTTCTGCCGTCTTACGGACAGCACTCCGGCCTGCCGCAGCCGATCACTCTTCGGAGCGCATCGGAAGGACTCTGCATCAATTTCAACGGCGCCGCTCTGGTGTCCGGACAGATCCACAATTACAACATCGTGTGGACTGAGGAAGCGACATTCTAATGGCAAACAACGTACAGATGCTCCCGGGTTTTGGAAGCGCAGTCGATGTGGTGCAGGCACTGGTTTCCGGTGCCGGCGCCGCGACGGGCGCGGACGTTTATGATTGCTCCCGCCTGGCACAGATGGCGATTCAGATTAAAGTCTGGGCCGCGGGAAATCTTTCTGTTCAGCCGCAGCAGTCTTTCGACGGAGTGAATTGGGCTTCGCTTGGCTCGGCACTGACAGCGGTCGGCAACAAGACGGTTCTTGATATCACCGACGGGCCCTTCGGATTGGTGCGCTTCACCGCGCTCAGTTCCGATACAACGGCCAGCGTGACAGTTCGCATCGTCGGATGGAACATGCAAGTCAGCACGTAGTAGGTAACGCGGCTTTCTTTTCTTATGCTATACTGTCCTCAGTATGACGAAAGAAGAGAAAGCCGCGTACAACAAGAAGTATCGGGAGGCAAACCGCGACAGACTTCGGGAATCATTGCAAGCTTGGAAAGAAAAGAACCGAGTGCATGTCCGGAAATACGCACGCGCCCACCGAAAAGAAAATCCAGAAATTTACAAAGCTTCACGTAAGCGCCAGTATGAGGCACTGACTCCGGAGCGCAAGGCAGAGGAGTATCAGAAGACCCTCGCCAGGCTCCGAAAAACTTATGGCTTCACCGGATCGATGTTCGAAGATAGACTGAAAGAGCAGCGCGGGAAGTGCGCTGTTTGTAAAGTGAAAAAAGCTGTGGCCGCGGATCATAATCACAAAACGAAAAAGGCGCGAGGTATTCTCTGCAAACCTTGTAACCACGCGCTCGGATTGTTTTTTGAATCGCCAGAAGTCTTGAGAAACGCAGCCTTGTACTTGGAGAGGTGGGCCTGATGGCGATCTGGTCCGATCCTTTGCTGCCGAAACTTATTCCACCAGACGACCTAAAAAAACAATGGTTCCAGCTGGGCAGCGCGAAGTTTCAGCTGCTGCCACACCAGTGGCAGTTTTTGGCAGCAAAGGAAGAGGAAGTCTGTTCGGTGGGCGGGTACGGGTCTGCCAAAACGTTTGGCGGAGTCCTGAAGGTTGCCCACCTGGCAATGTACCCGAACAATCGCGGGATCGTTGGCCGGTTCGCCGCGACCGACTTGGAAGAGACGACTCAACGGGATCTTCTGGACTTCCTCCATTCCGCTGAGCTCCTCCATACAGCGCCCAATCAGAAAACAAAGAAGGCCCTCGTTCACTGCGTGGATCCTGTCACGCAGCGCAACCTCGGATATCAGAGCGAGATCTCGTTCCAGCACATGGACGATCCGAAGCATTTGCGCGGCCGGCACATCGGATACTACTGGATCGACGAAGCCTCTGAAGTGCATCCGGACGCGAAGAAGAATCTCGATGGACGTACGCGCTGGAAGGTCTTCGCGGGCCGATATCAAAAACTCTTCACTGGCAATCCGGAAGGGCACAACTATTTGTACCACCGGTATTTCAACGAAGAAGAGATCAAGAAGATCATCTGCGGTCATCCGGAATGCACGCTGAGCCACGAGCAGTGCAACATCAAGCAGCGCCTGAAACGCCGCGGAATTCACGCGCGCACGTTCGACAATTACTTTCTGCCCCAGGATTACATTGAGGGCATGTTGTCTTCTTACACGCCGATGGAACGTCAGCGTTACATGGACGGATCATTCGACATCTTCGAGGGTGCAGCGTTTCGCGAGTTCGATCGCGATCTGCACATTTTACCAGTATGACTCCGTTTGAAGGATGGGTCGACGGCATCCCTCCACGCCACTGGGTTCGCTTGCTTGCGATGGACGTCGGAGGCGCCACAGCGAATAATCTCGAGTGGGCAGCGATCTGTCCCGACACGCAGTCGCTCGTCTTCTACGACGAAGTGAACAAGGTCACGACCGACATGCGCGAGGTTGCTGAACTGTCCCTGCCGAAGATGAAGCCGGAGGGAGAGGAAGGCGACTACAACTTCCTCGCGAAGGTTGGTGACTACGAAAACAGAATCGCCCTGGCAGACATGGGCCGGTACGGCATCGACTTCTCGAACGCGGTCAAGCACAACAAGACCGTCAGCGCCGGCCGCTTGTCCGGATACCTTCACCCGAATCCGCGGAGGCCCTTCCCCCTCTGGCACCCACGCGCCGGAGAAATGGGCGCGCCGCTGATGTACACCACGCCGCGGTGCAAGCATCTCAACAGTGAGATCCCGCAGCAGAAGTGGAAGGTTCAGCCGGGAGTGAAGAACAGCGAAGGCACGTCGATGAAGGACGAGCTCGACCGCACGGTCAAGCATGACGCGGTTGACTGCGCGCTCTACATCGTGCGACTATTACCTGCCCCGGCAACGGTCACCATTCCGAAAGTGAAAGTGGCGACCGCTGAAATGAGTCTGCAAAGCAAACTGTATTGGGCAGAAGTGAAGCGGAAGAAGGACGAGAAATCCGGCGTCAACTTCCGAAAAGCGTATAGCCCAGGGCATCAAGGAGGCAATGATCAATGGAAATCATTATTGGGATTCTCGCTGTAATCGTCGTCGTGCAGGAGTGGAGGATCCACAAGCTGTATGGGCGGATGATGTTTCAAGCGAACGTCCCGCAGTACTTAGGACCAGTGCGGACGACAGCACCGGTGGCTGTATCAACCACAATCCCCGATCCACCAGAGAAGATCGAGACGCGAAGAAAAATCGCAACGGTCAAGATTCCGGAGTAAACTATTCACATGGGACTTACAGACTTTATCAGCGGGCTCTTGAAACCCGCTTCAGACATCATCGACGAACTTCACACGAGTGAGGACGAGAAGCTTGCGGCCAAGGCCAAGCTCCTGACGATCCACGTTCAGGCGGCATCCGCTGCGCTCGACTACGAAAAACAACTGGCGATCGAACAAGGCGAGACAGTCCGCGCAGAGGCCAAAGGCGAATCCTGGATCCAGCGATCTTGGCGCCCGCTGACGATGCTGATGTTCGCATCGATCATCGGGTTCAACTATCTGGTCGTGCCAATCGCCGGGATGTTCAGCAGGAACATCGTTGTGCTGGTATTGCCTGTTGATCTTTGGGATCTGCTGAAGATCGGCATCGGTGGTTATATCGCCGGCCGCTCGGCAGAGAAGATTGTTCCAACAATCGTGAGCGCATTTAAAACAAAGGATCTAACATGAACGACGAAAAGTTAAACGCACTGATTCAGGAGCATGAGGGCCTGCGCCTCCGGGCGTATCAGGACAGCGTCGGGGTATGGACAATCGGCTACGGCACGAATCTGCAGGAGCTCGTCATTGACCAGCCCACCGCGGCGAAGTTTCTGGAGGTTGGGATCTTCAGCGCGCGTGTTGCCGCAAAGATGTTTCCCCAGTGGCATTTCCTCGACACAGATGCCCGCCAGAACGCGTTCGTTGAATTGGTGTACAACATTGGCCCGAACCGCCTGGCGTTCTTCAAGAAGGCCCTCGAGGCGATCAGCAGGCAGGATTGGGTGACTGTCGGGAAAGAGTTACTCAATTCGAAGTGGGCGACTCAGGTGGGCCAGAGAGCGCTTACGCTGATCGCGATGTTCCAGACCGGCGAGTTTCAGAAGTAGGTAACCTTTGGGATTGGGTTGGGGATATACCAATGCACATCCGTTCGATGACCGTCACTATCGACAAAGACAACTCCGCAGACAGCCTCGCCCCACTTGAGCGCGGAGCGGATGTCGGACTTGGACAGGTGCCAGCATACCGGATCCGCGGTAGTGTCGCAATGGCTATGGATAGTTCCGATCCAATCTTCGTCCTTTCGCAGGGCAGCACGCTTGGATCGATAGATATCCGGTTCGTCAATCTCAATGCTGTGGCTCTTTGCGATGTGAACGACTGGAGCTATCTTCGTAATGAGAACGTCTCCTTCTGGCGAACGAGTCCCATAGAGAGCCGCGAAATGCTCGTTGGGGAACATGGCACGGCATTCCTTCCGGAAGGCTCGTAAAAGTTTGCGACTGCAGTGAATGATCATGCTGCTACCAAATCGTGATCGGGGAACCACCGTAACCAAAAGTCAACAAAGAATCTCATTTCAGCCTCCAGAGGAAGTATAATACTTTTATGGCAGCGAACGCAATCCAGAACAAACGAGGCGTCCCCGGAAAAAAGATCTACGAGAACAAGCCGCCCTCGGATCAGTTTGCCGGGATGGACCTGAAGGAAAAGCTCAGATCCGTAGTGGCTTACGTCCGCACATGTGATCGCGAACAGCGCATCCGTCGGAACACCGTCTTCTATCTGATGGCACTTTATTATCAGGGGTACCAGAATGTTGAACTCAGCCCGGGCACGTCTACGTTCGATATTTACGAGCGTGATGACTTCTACGTCGAAAACCAGTTTCGGCATCACGTCGATGCAGTGGTCAACTCCATCTCCAAAAACGAAGGAGACATCGTTATTCGACCGGCCTCGTCGAACCCGAAGGACATTACGAAAGCTCGCGTGGCAGGCCCGATTCTCGACATGCAGAAAGCGACCATCGGTTACCCCAGAGTCCGCGATCTGAAGAATCTGTACAAGGCCCTGTTCGGCAATGCGTTCATTTTCGTTGACTATATCCGCGACAAGAAGTACGGTTCTATCGTCACGCCGAAATTTGAATATCAGGAGATTCCAGATGAGCTCGACCCAACTGCTGAGCCATACATGTCAAAAGTGCCTGCGGGGGTTTCTAGCATCAACAAAGGCCGCGAAGTGTCCGTGGTGTGCTCTCCGCTCGAAATCGGAGTCCGCTCGGATACTAAAGGATTCGAGAACCTCCCGTGGCTCCAATGGATCTCTCGTCAAGACAATGAAGTTCTTAACTACATGTACCCTGGACTCGGAGCTTCCGGAGGATCCTCTGCTGTCGATGATGACCTCTCCCAGCAATACCTCGATGTACTTGCTCAACTGCCCGGATCTGTACTTGGGGACGCCGAAGCGATCAACATTGGAAACGCTCAAGTCAAAAAGTCCGAGTACGGAAGAACGTGGCTCGAGCCCTGCATGTTCGCTAACGATTCAGAGTTACTGCGACTCTTCCCAACTGGCGTCCATGTTGCAACGGTCAATGGGCAAGTGGTCGACTACTATGAAGAAAGCCTTTTCGACCGGTGGACGCACGAAGTCCTGATCCCTGTGCCCCATTCGCTTTTAGGCGACGGGCTTTATGACGCTCTGCTTCTGCAGGACATCATCAACGAAGCAAATTCTCTGATCCTCCAGCACGTCCGGTATTCCACGGTCGGCCACAACGTCTACGATTCGACGATGATCGATCCGAAGGACATCGTCAACGATCCGAAGAACGGATGGGTGCCAGCGAAGCCGGGACTCGAGAAGAAAATCAGCGAGTCCGTTTACCCAGTACATCCGCAGCAGCTGAGCGGCGACGTGCCGCAGTGGCTGGCCGCGAAGCTCGGATCCATGCAGGACATGACGAGCGCATACGATTCCTCCGTCGGCAAGAGTCTTGGGGCCAACACGCCGTATTCACAGAGCGTGTTCCTCAACGAACGGGCCCAGAGCCGATGGCAGGGATCGCTCTCTTACAACAGACCAGAGATGGTCAGATTCCATCAACAGCTGCTCAAGATCGCGCAGACCGAATGGCTCGAGGGCCGCAGCAATGCGATCATCGCGAACACCGGTGCGTGGAGCTTCCAGGAATTCCAACAGGCCGATCTCGATGGAGAAATCGATATCAGCTTTAGCAATGCCGATATGGCGCCGAAGAGTCGATCGGACCAGATTCAAGCTTTGACGATGCTCGGCACAATGATGCCGCTGATCGCTGCGCTGCCACCGAAGCAGAAACTTCGCGTGGAAGAAATTCTCGGATTGCCGCCTGACGCGAATCCGACAAGCACGCAGCTGTCACGCGCGTATCGTCAGATCGATCGCATCACGAACGGAGAGGTTGTCACGCCCCTACCTGGCGTTGACGATCCAAACCTGCAGGCGCCGGTGCTTGTCGACTTCCTCGCCAGTGAGGACGGGGAGTCTCTCGCATTGTCGGATCCGCAGACGTTCTCCAATGTGTACACATATTGGGCCGCTCTGATGCACATGCTTCAGATGCAGCAAGGATTCGTACAGCCGGGGCCGAATGGCCCACAACAGCCGCAGCAGGCCAACGGTGGCCCACAAGCGGGAGCGCCGGGGAAACCCCCGGGCGGTCAGCCGGGACAGCAGGGTGGAGGGCCTAAAGGCGGGCCGGGATCACCGACTCAGCCGCAGGCTCAGGCACCGTCGCAGCCCGCACCACCTGTCGCTCCGCCGGCCGCGTAAAGCTGTGCTATGATTTTTTGAGAGGACAAACATTTCTGAGGAGGCAAACAATTTATGGAAAATGAAACACCGACACTAGATCAAACTATGGACGCAGATCTCGAGGCATTGCTGGGTCCATCCGATAAATCAAAACCTGCAGCGCCCGCTGCAGCAGCTGGCAAGTCCAGCGAAACTCCGGAGAAGGTTGCCTCCCCTTCACCGGAGGAAACAGGCGACGAGGATCCCCTGCTGAAGGCTCTCGAGTCTCTCGATGAAGAGGACGGCGAGAAAAAGGAAGCCGGTGAGGAAGGCGACGAAGAAGCGAAGCCGAATCTCTCCAGCGACCAGCAGGCGGTCCTCGAAGCCATTCCCGATATCGAGACGGCAACCAATCTTTACAGCGTTGTTCGAAACTACAACACTTTCACAACCGCCCTGGCGGAAGGGAAATTTGAAGACGTTGAGAGTATGCTTGCGGACTGGAATCCTGACGTCATCGAAAAATGGACGGAGTACATCTACAAAAAGCACGGCGAATCGTTCGTCGATCGCTTCATCAATGAGAACGATCCGAATGCTCCGAAGGAGAACAAGGACATCGTCGCGTTGAGGAAGACGGTCACGGCGTTGCAGGAAGCGATCAGCGAAAAGAAAAAGACGAACGTTCAGCAGACCGAAGCGGAGAAACAGCAATCTTCGTTTCAGGCTTACAACAAGACCGTTGACGCTTGGTTCGATAAGATCGAATTCAGCAAGAACGACCGGCGTTGGGTGACCGCTGATCTCAATCAGCGAATCGCCGCGGATCCAAAGGTTCTCGCTGCAATCAAGGGTGGAGATCCGAAGGCTGCGAAGGCTCTGTTCAAAACAGCCTGCAGAGACTACATCAACCGGGATAAGGAAGTCTCGGAAGACACAACGAAGAAGATCACTGTGCAGTCGAAGAAGAAATTGCCGATGGGCGGCGGCGCCAGTGAAGTCGTGGGAGAAGTGCCCGACGACATCAGAGCAGTGAAGAAGGGCGAGGAAGACAAGTGGCTCGACAAGGCTCTGACAGGATTCCTCGGGAAGGTACTCGGCGGCAAAAAGTAATATTCACAGTCGCTGTGAAGAAGGCTCCGATCGTGAAGATCGGGGCCTTTTCTTTTACCGCTCCAAGTAATCAGCTAGTGCGCGAAGTGTGATCGGGCTATCGAAGGCATGGCCGATAACGAGATTGCACCAGTTGCAGAGTATTCCCCGGATCTTTCCAGATGCATGATCATGATCGATGCGCGCCTTTGTTTGTGAGTTGCAAACCTCACAGCCCTTCTCCCGTCGCTCAAATAATTTCTCCGCTTCAGCGAGGGTGACCTTATAGTTTTTTCGAATCTGATAAATTGAATGGCGCTTCGGATTTGCTTTTCGATATTTTTTCCCGCGCTCGCGATTCCCCTCCGGGTTAGCTGCAGCCCATGCTCGATAGCGCGCTGTTCGATCCATCTTGAACTTCGGATCCTTCTTTTTCTTTTCGTAGTACTTTCGCGACGACGCTTGCCTACTTTCTCTGTTTTCTTTCTGCCACTGATTGCGATACTCACGCGCTCTGTCTTTATCTTTGAAAGCCATCTATCCCTCCTCGTTACAAAACAATATTACTACCCTAAAAATCAAAGATCAATATTTTTCTTTTTAGCTTGACAACTTGTTTTGAAATAGTGTGGTACGATTTCTGTAGATCAGAAATTCTTCTGCATTGCAAGAGAATTCTGAAATTGGGCTGCGGCCCTGACACAAGGAAATACAAAATGGCTCTGGGAGATTTAACCGTTGCAAACGGTGTGGTTAAGATCGTAGGGGGAAAACTTACGAAGCAGTACGAAGAGAGCGCGCTGCTCCACAATCGTCTTCAGAAGGGGAAGGGAACCAAGATCGGTGATCGTGGTATCGAAATTCCCACCCACCTGTCCGGTAACTACAATCACAAGTTCATGACTGACGGTGGAGAATTCCCCGTCGGCGGAAGCAACCTGGTGAAACGCGCGTCGGTCTATTTCAAGAACCTCGCGGGTGCTGTGCGACTTTCCGGTGCTGCGATCGACTCGATCCAGTCCGGTGACGTTGCCTACATCAAGGATTGGCTCCAGTTCAACCTTGACGAATCGATGGGAGCCATCTACAAGATGGGGAACATCTACGCTCATGGTAAGGGCGACGGTCGCTTGGCGACGATCTCTGCTGGTGCGAACTCCGCAACACAGACGGTCAACAACAACGACAAAAACCGATTCCTGAAAGACGGTCTGAAGATCGACAGCGTGACTCCCGCCACTGGCGTGGTCACTGCAGCCGGCGCCGAAATTCTGAATCACGCCGCGTCCAGCACCACGTTCACGACTGTTGCTGCGATGACGACCACAGTCACCAGCGACATCATCGTCGCCAGTGGGTCTTTCAATCTGGCAATCACGGGATTGAAGGCGATCATCGACGACACGACCAACGCCGCGGTGACCTTCCAAGGTCTGAGCCGCAGCACGTATCCTGCCTATCGCGCGTTCCGCGTCGACGCAGGGTCCACCGGCCTCGACGTCAGCTATCTGCGACGGGCTCTGGGCGCCGGTATCCACATCAACGTCGGTGAACTGAACCGTGACGCTCTCGAGATCTGGCTGCACCCTGCACAGACCGCTGCGTATTCCGCCCTGGGCTGGAATCTGCGAAGGTTTGACGGCAAGAGCAAGTCCATCGATCTGGGCTTCACCGTGTACGAGTATGAAGGAATCGGAATGGTCGAGGATGTCGACTGCGACAAGGACCGTATCGATTTCATTGACTTCTCAACGATGGCGAAGTATATTGCCAAGGACTTTGGTTGGGACAACAAGACGGGCTCGATCCTGCGACAGGTAGTCGGAACTTCCGCCTACAAAGACCAGTACGAAGCGTATCTCACGGCGCGATTCAACTATGGTTGCACTCGCCCCAACAAGAACGCCTTCATCGACGGGCTGTCTATCCCGACCGGATTCTAAGGAGGATACGATGGGACTGAATAAAGCAAGGGGCCAGTCTGAAGCAAATCAGCTGGTCAAGTTCAAAATTCTCGATACCGGTGGGACGCCCACCATCGTCAATGTCTCCCCGCTGGCAGCAGCGGGGGACATTACGATCACCGACACTGGTGTTGGTATCTACGATGTCGTGATCAAGAACTTTCAGGGCCAGCAACAGGTCGTGAATGTTCAGGCAACCGCGTACGTCATCGGCAACTTCTGTAACGTTACGGCCCGCAGCTACTCCGGTGCGGATCTTTCGCTGACGATCAAAACGGGAACAGCTGCGACGGACTTCACCGCCGCGGATAGCTCGGTTGACGTCGCAGTGGAGGCCTTCTAATGGGAGCAATTACAGCAGCCCCTACGCCTCCGAAAAGCGGAGCAGGAAAAGGCTTCTACGTCGATTTCCTGTGGCAGTTGGATACGGTGATCTCGCGCTTCAGCGATGACACGTCCAACGGCACAACGGCAAACACAATCGCGGAACTGCGTACGTTCATCGTCGCACAGATCGCGGCACTGACAGCGTAAGGAAGGAGAACCAATGGCAGCAGCAACTCAAGTTCCCTCGGGAACATGGCACAGCAAAGGCTGGGTAGTCGAGCTCATCGCGAACATCAACACCGCGGTGGCTGAAGGCATCTTCGCAGGATCGGACACTGTGACGACCGCACTCGCGAATCTGGCAACAGAACGCGACGACCGCTAAGCTTTTCAGGCAAAGGCCCCGCGCTCGGAACGACGAAACAATCCATTGAGTCGTGCAGATCTGAGCAAGGGGCCTTTTATTTTCGGAGGCGAAAATGAATTACCTTTATCTACTCGGTCCCCTGTCCCTATCCCCCTGGCAAAATAACGAAATTCGATACTCTCTGCGATCAGTTGGAGCGCTGGACCGGCGCGCCCGGATCTTCATCGCAGGACCAGAGGTACCCGATTTCCTATCCGCAATTACCCATATCCCCGTAGAGATCAAACCGGTCTTCGGGAAGTACAAGAACATGCAGCGCCAGTTGAAAGAGGCCTGTGAGGCCGCTCACGTACCGGAAGACCTGCTCCTGATGAACGACGACTTCCTTATCCGGAAGACGCCGGTCTGGGATTGGTCCCCGACCTACACTGGCATGATTCCCAAGCACGACCCGCGTAAACCCGGGAACAGATGGCGCAGGTCGCTCGTGGCGACCGGCGTATGGCTTCAGGGACAGGGAATAGAGGAACCTCGCTGCTATGAGGGCCACACCCCCATGCCGTTCGAAAAAACCAAGGCTCTGCCCATCCTCCGCCGGCTGATCGTGCATGAAAAAGATCTTCAGTTCCGCTCGGCTTATGGTAATCTTGTTGATGTTGGAGGCAAGTTGCACCCGAACGCGAAGCGTTCCGATCCGGAGAAGTGGCCGGAGGACAGTCCGTTCTGGTCACTTAAAAGTAACGTGAACGAAAAAGCAAAAACATTTTTAGCAACATGGCTGGCGAAACCTTCGCCCTGGGAGAATCAAAATGGCTAAATGGCACCCTGCATCTGAAAGTCCGGAACCACCTGATTGGTTCGTCCGCGAATTGAGAAAGATCGATCCTGAAATGCGCGTAGTCTGGGGAATGGAGCGGTACCTCAACGCGCAGTGGGCGATTGAACGAAAGATGCCCGCGGAACAGTACTGGCTGGCGTACGAATCGATCCTGTCCAGCAACGAAGACCGATTCATCGATCAGCCCATCTTCGATGTGCAGCAACCGATTTTCGATCCTGAAACCGGAACTGTCATCAGCTACAAACAGATCGGCACCCGCAAGTTCGATCTGGCGCCGGAGTACGAGCACATCGCGTTCACGAAAGAGTTGGGATCGCAGCTGCTCGATAAAATCAAGAAGCTTTGCTGGCAGCACGCACATCCGGAAGAGACTCGCGCAGCGGATGAAGCGGAGAAGGAACAGCGCGCGATCGACCAGAAAGCGAAGCGTGTTGAGGCAGCGATTGACGCGATTCCGGAGGCCCTGTTGGAGACGCGCAAGGCCGTTCAGTTCGGATACGGGGACAAGCGCAACGAGAACTAATGGTACACTTTAGAGGAGGAGACACATGTCAACAGTAGCGGTATTCAATGGCTTCGGCCAGTACGAAATGAAAAACGACGGGCAGAAAGGCATCACCCTGAAACACGGTGGCGTCGAATTCTGGTTCCCGTTCAACGAAGTAACCTATCTTCCCGATTTCACCTTGAGGGAAGTCGACCATCGCGAATCCACTTCGGACGGCGATGAGGAATCCTTTCTCGTCTACAAGACGGTCAGGATCTCCGGCAACCGCCTGGCAGAGGAATTGCTGGAAACCCAAGTCCCATACGCAAACAGCTTGAAAGGGATCGTTCTGATTTCGAGCGATCGCACAAAGCGCAAAGATTCTCACGTCGAAATCTGGGCAGGCACCAGCGAAGAAGGAACACGGTTGACGACTGAAGTTCAGGAAGTCGAAGCCAGTGAATTCGAAATCGCGGATGCTCATGCCAAGGCCCGCGCGTACAAGGAAGAGATCATCAATCAGTACTTCCAAGCGAAACGCGAACGGCTTGCCGGTGGTCATGGTCCGATCTTCCCGACAGGAAACATCAAAGTTTTCATGAAGGAACTCGGCATCAAGGACATCGACGATGTGACACGCCAGTTGGAGACGGTTGCGGCAACGCCCGGAATTTCCAACGAACAGTTGATGCTTCTGATTCAGGGAATCATCGCTGCTTCAAAGTCGCCTGCACCCCCTGTGCCGGCCGCTGCAGAACCAGCGAAGAACGTCAAGGAAACCGCGGAAAGCCTTATTGGCTAATCTCGGGTATAATTGATGCATGACCACATCAGAAATGCTCACTCTGATCAGCCAGAGGACCAAAGTTAAGAACGACCCGAAAGTTCTCAATGAGCTCAGGGCAGCTTACAGATGGGCCGTCAACCGGATCTTTAATTCGGCTGACGGCCCTCAACTTCTGGTGACTGTTGGAGAAGAACTTCCCGCTCTCGTCGCCACCACCCGTGACTATGATCTCGAGACAAACCTTGTCGGCGGAAGCCTGCTCGGTCTGCAGACGCTATGGGCGAAGCTGCCGTCAGAGACTATCTTCACGCGGCTGATTCCCCGGGAGATCTCGCAGCAGGATTTCATCGCAATGGACTCCAGCACCGCGGCTGATCCCCAGATCGCAACCGGATATCCGGTGTTCTATGCGGTCACAAACTTTGGGCAGGTCCGTTTTGCTCCGTCGCTGCCCGCTGCCACTGTGCTGCGCGCTGACTACTCACGCATTGGACCGGCGCCGGATCCGACAACGAATCCGACGCAACAGGACGGCACAGACCTGCCCAGCTTGTTCCATGACGCTCTGGTGAACAAGGCATGCGCCCACCTATTCGACACGCTCGACGATGATCGTGCAGGCGGATGGGAGACTCGCGCAATCGACTTTTTGAACACTGCAATCTATACAGCAGGTAAAGGCACGCGCACCGCGCGGCCCGTTGAGACACGACCGTTCCGCAGAGGAAATCGAAGGAGAGGAATTTAACATGCCTGCAAAAACAGAAGCACAGCGGGAACTGTTCGCGATCGCGGAGCACCACCCCGACAAGCTGTTCAAGAAAAACAAGAAGATCCTCGGCAGTATGTCGAAGGGTCAGATGCACGACTTCGCCGCAACGAAGGGACTGAAGAAACATGTGGACAGCGAAAAAGGTGAGCCTAAAGATAAGGAAACGGGCCCGGGCGAAACGTCGGACAAGGTAAAGAAACTCAAAGCACTGAGAGCGATCTAATGGCTGTTCGAAATGTGAAGCCCCACGACATTGAATTGTGGAGGGGCCTCAACTCATTCATCAATCGGACGAACATCGACGAGCAGTCCTGGATTGAATCAGACAACGTTCTGGTCAACGCCAGGGGTGAAGCGGAAGCCCTTCGTTCGCCCAAAGCGTTTGGTGAAAGCCTCATCATTGAGGACAGCTGCTGCGCCTCCGATCCGTCGGATCCTTGCAGCGAAGAGGAAGCGAACGTTCTGAGCATGGACGAATTCCAGCGCACGGCTGGAAACGTTCTGGTCATCGACAAAGGTGAAAAGTCTTATTACCTTCCTGAGGCCGGAGGCGTGCCGGTTCAGATCAAAGTAGGCAACGACGAGTTCGCGCCTTGGACTTCGCTCTCGATCAACGACACGATGCAGCGCATCAACGGAGTCGAGTTCGTTCAGTTCATGAATGACCTCACGTCCGTTTATCGAAACGGAATCGATCCACCCGCTGGCGCACCGATCCTCTCTTACGTGGCGAACGCCAGCGACTCAACGGTAGTGGCTACCAGCCTCTTCGGCAGCTACGCCTACATGAACAGCACCACAGGGCATGTTAGTGCGCCCAGCCCGCTCAGCAACACGCTTGCAGCGAAAGCGGCCGGCTTCTCGGTGCAGTATACCGTTCAGCCCAGCGTGCAGCCCGGAGTCGATAAGATCGTGTTCTTCCTGACCGTCGACGGAGGGAACATCCCTTATCTGGTTCTGGATTGCTCATGCTCCTGCCCGCACACAATCGCCAACGGCGGAGTGATTGCAACAATCACGCAGAACGATATCGTGCGCGATACGCTCACGCCGGAGCCGCTGTACAACGACATTCCACCGGTGAATGCAGACTTCATGTTCAGCCACAAGGATCGGATCTTCCTCGTCGTCGATGGTGGGATGCGGTATTCCGGATTCGAGTCCTGCTACATCGGGAACCCGTACGAGTGCTGGCCGGAACTGAATCAGCTGAATGTTCCCAACCGCAACGACAAAGCGGTCGGCGGCATCAGTACCCAATCTGGCGCATTGATCTTCGGTGAGAAGGACTGCTACCTGATGACTGGCTATCCCAGCGACAAGGTGAGCTCTCCAAACAACACCATCGCGGTGACGGAGCATATTGACCAGTTGGATTGGAACATCGGCATCACGTATCCGAAGACCGCGGTGAAGACCCCCTTCGGAGTAATCTGGACCGATCAGACAAGACGCATCCGGTTGTGGAACCAGCAAGGGTTCCCATCTGAAATCGCACAGAACTTACGCACTGAGCTCGACGAGATGACCGGTACGATGACCGCGCGGTGGTTTCAGCACGGGAAGAACGGCGGATACTACGTTCTGACCGATGGCACCAAAACGCTTTTCATCATGGTCTACATGTCCACTCAGTCGGGGCAGATGCAATTCGGCTACGGCAAGAGCACGTACATCCAACCGGACTGCATGGCGAACGTGACCTTCAGCAACGTGGAGCATTTCTACTACGCTCAGGACGAACAGGTCTGGGAGATTCTCGATCCGGATCTGCAGGGTGATGGCTGGGCTGAAGGCACTGAGATCTTCTTCAAGATGGTCGTCGGCGCCGACAACAACACGAAGTACACATCGCTTCACAGCATGTACTGCGACGGGAATCTGGAAGACCTCGAAATCTCGCACTCGCGGATGGATGAGTCTGACGTGGAACTCGTTCCGATGAGCAGCGATCAGGAAGCCGATACTGGCGGTTCTGTCTTCGGCCTGGCCGACTCTGAAGAGCGCCGGTATCACATCATCAAATTCGAATGGGGAATCGATGACCGCGCATTCCGCAACATCCACGGGTTCGTCGTCAACGTTCGTAAAAGCAACAGGGTGATCTGATGCCGTGCGTTATTGGCCGCACTTACATTCCAGAACCAGATTACAGCGCGAATGCGTTACCCTCTGTTCCAACAGTGAACAGCTTCCTCGCTATTCGGAACTTTCTGCAGGAGATCGTTGATCTGATCGAATCGCCGGCCGCGGCGTTGACCGTGCCGGGAATCATCGAAAACTTCACTGCT